TAGAAATGTTGGAAAATCTTTCAATAGGAGTATTATATTCTTTATGTTCATAACCAAATATGTTCTTACCAAATTGTCCAATATGCTTCTTCTTACTTGTTAGAAAGTGAAAAGTACATTTGTTAAAATCAAAATTCTCATCTGCTATACAAATAGCAGGACTATTCAAACTATAATCAATCCCAACTATCGTCTTCGGATTTATTTGTCCAGACTGTTTCATCACCATCATCTTCTCCAACTTCTTCAACTTCATGTCCACAAAATGGACAAGTCAATGGCTCAAGGTCTTGTACCTCAATATCCCATTGTACCATATATTTAGTATCGCAGCTAGAGCAGGTCTTTGTTCTTGTTTCAATCATTATAATTTAAATTTTTTGAATTGATCTTTAGTAACATCTTGTTTTATACCACCAATAACATAAGATTCAATCTCAGTTTCTTGTGGAGCATTTTGGGTTGATCTACTATTTAACCAATGATCTGTCCAAGGTAATGGATTAGACTTTTGATCGTATGCCGGAGATAACCCTATTGCTTTCATTCTTCTATTAGCAGTATACTCTACAAACTGGTGTAATAATTTTTCTGATAATCCTATCATAGAACCTTTTGAAAATAAATAAGTTGCCCATCTTTTCTCTTGTTGTACTGCGTCATCATACATTTGGTATGTTTCTTTTTCAGTATCTTTAATCACTTTGTCCATCACCTTATCACGTTCTATATCTCTATAATTGTTTATAATTCTTTGTGAAATTGCTAGATGTTGGCTTTCATCTCTAGCAATAAAAGAAATGATCTTTGCTGATCCTTCTAATAATTTAAGTTCACCAAAAGCGAAACTACAAGCAAACGATACATAAAATCTTAATCCTTCTAATATGTTTACTGTAATCAAAGCTTTCCATAATTTTTTCTTTAGTTCATACTCATCAACTTTACTCTTATCTAAATGCCATTTGTGACCTGTTAGTATTAGATCATCATAACATTCAGTAACTGCTTGAGCTCTTTTCTCAATCTTCTCGTCTTTAATGATAGTATCAAATACTTCACTAGGGTCAGAGTACAAGTTTTTAATAATGTATGTGTAAGACCTACTATGGATTGTTTCCATAAAGTCCCATGTTACTATACAACCTTCTAATTCGGGTAAAGAACAAAATGGTAAGAATGCTAAACATGGACCACGACCTTGTACACTATCTAACATTGTTTGATACTTTAAATTAGAAGTGAATATATCTTTTTGTCCTGAACTTAAAGATTGGTAATCGTTTCTGTCTTTTTGTAATGATACTTCTTCTGGTCTCCAAAAAAAACCAAGTTGTTGTTGAGTTAACTTATCAAAGATAGGATACTTCATAGAATCATATCTTTGTACACCCAAATCTTCCCCAAAGAACATTGGTTGTTTTAAGAAACTGACATCTTTACTTTTATTGAAAACTGATTTTCCCATTGCTTTCTATTTATAATTTATTAAATTGTACAAGAATCACAGTTTTCTGGATCCTCGTCTTCTTGTTTGTTATCTTCAGGTACATTATCGACAAATCCCATAGGATGTGCAGGAGCATCAATATCTTTTTTACTATCATACGTGTTTTGATAATAAGAAGTCTTCCAACCTAATCTGTATGTTGTTAAAAGGTCTTGTGCCATTTGAGATATTGGTACTTGGTTATCTTCAAAGTGTTCTGGATTATAAGACCAATTACCTGATATTGCTTGGTCAAAATATTTCTGCATTATTGCTACTATATTAATATAACCTTCATTTGATTTCATATCCCATAACAAAGTATAATTACTTTTTAATTTTTTATACTCTGGTACAACTTGTTTCAATGGACCTTTTTTAGATTTCTTAACACTTAAATAATCTCTAGGTGGTTCAATACCGTTAGTAGCATTTGAAACCACACTAGAGGATTCAGATGGCATTTGAGCAGAGAGTGTGCTATGTCTTAATCCATGCTCTTTAATTTCTTTCCTTAAAAACTCCCAATCATAAGTTAGATTTCTGGTTACAACCTCGTCTACCTCTTTCTTGTAAGTGTCTATTGGTAAGATACCATCAGAATATTTTGTTCTACTAAAGTATTCACATCTACCTTTTTCTTTAGCCAAAACGTTACTTGCTTTTAATAGATAATATTGAAATGCCTCTGTTAATTTGTCAACTTGTTTCCAACCCATTTTTTGTTCATAAGAATAACCCTTTTTAGCAAGATAATGAGCTAACCCGATATATCCTATACCAAGACTTCTTCTCGCCTTTGTAGACACTTCAGCGGCGATTATAGGGTACTTTTGATGATCTATTATCTCATCTAATCCTCTTACAGCTAATTCGCACAATTCTTCTAATTCATCTCTTTTATCTATTGTACCTACATTGATTGCTGATAAAATACATAGAGCAATCTCACCTTCACCATCAATGTGTTGAATAGGCTCAGTTGGTAATGTGATTTCTTGGCATAGATTTGACATTGTAATTCTATCTTTAAAGCTAGAGTGTGTATTACAATGGTCTATATTCATAATGTAAATACGACCCGTTTCAGCTCTTTCTTTTAATATGTCAAAGAATAATGTTTGAGCACTAACTTTAGTTTTCTTTACAGATGTTTTTCTTTCTGCTTTTATATAAAGATCATCAAACTCTGGTGTTCCCCAAGCTTCGTAGAGTTCCGGAACTTCGTGTGGTGAGAATAAAGTTATTTCTTCTTCGTTGATAAATCTTTCATAGAATAGTTTTGATAATTGTATAGAGTAATCTAATTTTCTAACTCTGTTATCTTCACTACCTTTGTTATTTTTTAATACGATAATGTCTTCTATCTCTTGGTGCCAAATAGGAAAGTGAACAGTAGCCGAACCGCCCCTAACTCCGTTCTGAGTGCAGCACTTAACTGTTGCTTCAAACTTTTTAAGGAAAGGAATAACTCCGGTGTGTTGAACTTCACCGCCTCGTATCCTCGCATTGATACCTCGTATTCTACCAGCGTTAATACCAATTCCAGCCCTTTGCGCAACGTAACGTCCAATAGCCATATCACCAGAAAAAATACTAGGTAAAGTGTCATCAATATCAACCAAAACACAACTTGCATACTGTTTGAGAGGAGTACGAACACCAGCCATGACCGGAGTTGGGATATTAATTTTGAATTGTGAAATTGCGTCATAATATTTTTTAACATAAGTCATTCTCTTTTCTTTTGGATAATTCATAAAGATAGAAGCAGCAATCATCATATACATGAATTGTGGTGTTTCAAATACCTCACCACTTGATCTATCTTGTACTAAATATTTGTCAATCACTTGTCTTAACCCAGCGTAAGTAAAAGTATAATCTCTCTCATGGTTAATCCAATTGTCCATTCTATCAAAATCTTTCTTTTGATATTTTTCTATAAGTTCTGAATCGTACAATTTCTTTTCTACAGCTTTATTAACATGCTCGTAAACATTAGGGTGGTCCCAAAGTTTTCCTATAACTTGTTTTCTTAAACTATAAAGAAGTAATCTTGCTGCAACATATTGATAGTTAGGAGTTTCTAATGAAATTAAATCTGCTGCTGACTTTACTAAAATTTGTTGAATATCATCTGTTGAAATACCATCAAAAAATTGAAGACCACTTGACATCTCAACTTGTGATGATGAAACACCTGTTATACCTTCAACCGCATACTCAACCATCTCATGGATTTTTTCTATGTTTAATGGCTCTTTACCTCGTTCACCTCTTTTTATTACATTTATATTTTCAGCCATTGTTTCTCCTATACTTTTTTGTAGTCGTTTAATTTGGTTAGTGCGGATAGTTTTGAATATGTGTTCTTACTTATAATATCAGTTATTTCCTGTTTAGTCAACCCTGCAATTATCATATCGTTGATGTCCTTATGTCGCATATCATTTGGCCACACGACTAGGTTGTAGTCTTTTTCTACAACATCATACATTCTTTTTACGATCTCTTTATTTCTTGGTTCGTTATCAAATATATATGTAACTTGTTCGTTAGGAATTTTGTTTTTTAAAGCTAAATCTGAGCCAGCAGCAGCCAAACAATTATCAACGAATAAACTATCAATCGGACCTTCAACTATATATACCTGTCGTTGAAAATTAATTCTTTCCAAGCCGTAAACTTTTTGTTTGTTTTCATCTAGTTTTATCGTTAAATATTTTGGCTGTTCTTTTCCAAAAGCACGACCTTGAAAAGCAAATAACTTTCCTGTCGTATCATAAAATGGTATTATTAGTCTAGGGTGATCTTGTTTAGTTTTGTAAGTATTTGGTTTTACTTTATTAACTAACCCACCAAACTTATCACAAAAATATAACTTATCAAAGAACTCAACAGGTATCTTTCTGTTGACAACATATTTTTTAGCTGGGTGTTCATCATCTAGTTTTGCAATGTTTTTCAAATCAGTTATAATATTAGTTTCTTCAAACGCTGGTTTGAAGTCAAACATTGTTGGCTTCGGTGTCGCTGGAGCCGACTTCTTATATCTCTCTAAAAGATATTCAGAATATAGTTTAGGGTCAATATGCTTTATAAAGTTAGCTAAGTTTTGACCTTG